AATCATCAGCTGGTACAAATTTAGATACAGCTCTTTCTAACAAATCATCGTAGTAAACTTTTTTAAAAGTAGAACCTGCAAGTGGTAGATGAAATAACATTTGATCAAACTCTGGCTCGTACTCTTCCATCTTCTCCATAAGTTCGTAGTTCATGTAATCTTTAACACGTTGTGCTTGAGCTTCTTTTTCTTGATCTGGTCTTCCAACTATCTGTGTTCTAACAGGTCCCTCTGATGGTAATAATTCTTTGTATGCTCCAGCTTGAAACTGTGTGACTGCTTCTGCTAACACTGGGTGTGTTGCACCAGATGCCCCTTGAAAAGGCTCTGTTCTGTTTTCGTATTTAAATCCTAAAAGATCTAAACCTTGTATATAAGATTGTTCCCAATCTTTTCTTGATGCTTTGTAATCTAAATAATTTTGTGTAAGTTCTTGACCTATAGGTTCTAAAACTTCTTCAGGTAATAATTCTGCTAAGTTATCAAAGTGATTTGGTTGACCCTCTATGTTAACTTTACTTGGGTCAAAATTTACTTCTACACTTCCATCTTCTAAAGGATTAACTTCAACACCAGGATCAGCTGCTTCTTCAGCTTTCTGCTGTTCTATTTCTATCTCCTCTTTAGGATCAACCTCTATTGATGTTTTTACGTTTGGTAACGATTTGTCTATTTCTGCCATTTATATTCTCCGGGTTTATTATCTTAACCTGTTTTAAGGGAACATTCAACCCTTGTGGGTTAGGTCCTCGCTTAGGGGGTACTGTTCTAGTCAATCTTTTGTAAGTCATCTATCAATAGTTGTTTAATATTATCTGGGAAGGCTTCTACATTATAGCCAGCTGCCTCAAGCTCAGACCTTTTTAATTGGTTTGGCATTAGCTCTATAATCTCTTCAATAGAATCTAAACCAGGTTCTACATCTTTCATTTTACCCATGTCGTTTATATCAGGTCTTGTGGTAAACTCTTCATACTCGTCAGGTGTTCTATAAGTTTTGCCGTCTGTTCCTATTACATCTTCACCCGGTTTATATGTAATAGTTTCCTCTGAAATAGTTCCATCTAAATAATCAGAGCCTGTATCTACCATACCCTCTTTTGTTTTTTGAATACTAATCTCTCCTGTTGACATATTTTCTCTCATAACGTAGTCTCCTAATTGCATATTGTTCTCGACTCTTGGATCAAATTCAGGTTCAAGTGCTCTACCACTTTTTTTAATTTTTTTAACAAGTTCAAAGAAGTACGGAGGAACGCCACCTGTTGTAGTTTGTTCAACTGTTGGTCTTACAACTTTTGTTGCTTTTGTAAACTCGTCTCCAAATCCTAACATTTTTGCAATAACTAAACTCGCTCCTGCTCCTGCAGTCTTTATAAAGTCTCTTCTGCTAATTCCATTTTTATCTAGAGTATTCTTAATTTCTTTTTCTAACAATTCTTTTGTTGTGTCATCAACTGGAAGTTTTCTTGCTTTTGCATAAGCTTTTAATAATTTTAAACCAGGAAATATTGGTGCTGTAAATTCCATACCAAGCGTTGCTGTATCAGCCAACACTTTTGGACCTACGGTTGTTCTTCTATCCATCATTTTTTGTTCTTCCATTTTAATTAAATCATTGAGTCCCGTTGCTTTTGAAATACCTTCAGTCATTTCTGTACCAACTAAGTTATCCAAGAACTCTGAAAATATTCCTGTGCCTTTTATTTTTGCTGATTTAGGCATTTGATCATAGTCTTGAATATAACCTGTTCCTGTTTTACCTTGTACTTTAAAAGATGGTTTTGTTGTAATATCACCAATTAATTTACCAACAGCAGGTAAAACTCTTAGACCAAACTCTCCGATACGAATACCAGTTTTAGCTAATCTATCTGCAATGTATGGATAGTTTCTAGGATCTATCATATCATTTAATATTTCTATTGGGTTCATAGTTTCTCTAAACGTTGTTGCTTTTGGTAGATCTGCATCAGGATTTGTAAAATAATATTCTAACTCTTTTACAAACTCATCACTGCTCATGCCTGTTGCACCACCGTTAGAAAATCCTGCACGGCCACCATGTGCCATAAAATCTTGTAATGTTTGATCTGGTGTAACTAAAGATTTTATAATTGGAGATAGTTCTGTTTTATCCTCTTCAAGATTATCTAGCACAGAAAGATCAACACCTTTCTCATCCATAAATTTATCTTTAGCTGCTTCCATCTCTGCTTTCGATGCAGGTATATCTATGTCATCAACCATGCTTAAATTTGGTCTAACAGTCTGATCAAATTCTAATTGTGCTTTTCTAGCCTCTAAAACTTCTTTAGGAGTTTGTTCTAATACATTTTTTAAATAGTCTTGTGCAAAAGTAAACTCATACGGCATTTCAAATTTTGCATCTTCTCCTCTTGCTTTATCTATAGCAAAATCAAAACCACCTTTTGCTAGTGCAGGCAAATTAGCTATGCCCTCAAAAAATCTTCCAACAACATAATTAGCAGCTTGTTCACCAGATGCTCCTTTAGTAAAAGCTTCAGATGCATCCATGGCTGCAAACACAGGTTCTACTGCTCCTGCAACTTTACCAAAAGCTTTTAAAGTTTTACCAGCTACTTTTTTAACTTGTTCAACAGGTATGTTAAGATCCTCTGCTATTGTAGATAATATGGAGTCAATGGGTAGTCCTGAATTTAATCTATTTATTAATTTTGTTTCTGTAATTGGTTTCTTTTTTAAAAATTTTTGAAATTTATTAAAATCTGTTTTAGAAAATTTTTTAACTTGTTTTTTTACGTCTCCAACAATTCTTGTAAAACCTTTTTCAGCAGATTCAGCAGGAACACCATAAGCTTTTCCATCTACAATAATTCTAATTCCTTTTTGTTTTAATTCATTAACTCTACTAAAATCATTTTTTTTAATTAAATTTCCTATATCATCTGCTTGTTTGTTTAAAACAGACGTTAAAATTTGTAAATCTTTTGTTGGATTTGTACCAACTCCAGAGGTATGGTGTTTAACTATAGAGTTAAAAATGCTTGGAGCTGAAGTTTTATTAGATATAAATTGAACTAAATCTTTAAATTTTATTTTACTTGTGTCAAATCCTTTTGGAAAAAGTTCTTTAAAAACAGTATCTATTTGATCTAAGTTTAATTTAGACCTTAAAGAAACATCATGAAATTTTTTTACGTTTTTAAAATCAGGATGATCCTTAATTAATTTTTCATTTGTTTTTAATTTATTATTTACAATATATCCGTTGTAATAATATTTTTTACCTTTACCACTTTGTGTGTTGTCTATCATTCCAACTATTTTGTTATTTTTTTTAATTGGTTTATAATTTTTATTACCTTGAAGAAACGCTCTATCCATCGAGTACAACATAAAACCATCTGCATTACCTACTCTAAATTTGTACCTAAAATCCTCTGGTTCATTTATAAATCTTACAATTTTTGCAATTAACGATCTATTATCTTTTGGTGGTAAACCTTTTAATCGTCTTTCTTTTTCTCCAATTCTTGCTGGAGACACACCATACGCATATTTATTAAAATCCCATTTTTTAACTTCAGGAAATTGTCCTTTAATTTCATTTTGAACTGAAACAGGTAATACTTTAAATTTTGTTGTATCGGTAAAACCTCTAAAAATATATCTTCTTATAGCATCATAATTATTATCATAAGAAGAAATTCCTATAGTTGGATAATTTATAAAATCAAATTTAACTTTTGGAAATTTTTTCTTTAGTTTTGTTTTTTCATATGAAGTTAAAGGTATAGAAATTAAATCTCTAGGTTGTAACGCACCTGATGGGCCTTTTCTTTGCACATCATACTTGCCTACTTTTTGTGTTTTAATTTCATCACTACCATCTTGTAAATCAACTCTACCACCATCAGCTTTAAATGCTTGTTGAAACATATCTCTAATAATTGTTTTAGGTGGAGTAGGTATGCCTTGTGTACCTTGTCGTACGGTGCCTGGACCAAATTTTTCGTTAAGTTCTTGTAAGGCTGCTTCAAGATCAGAGTCTAATACAGCAAATTTATTACCAAGACTTTTGTCTTCGTCATCTACAAACGTATTACGTATGGGATCAAATATATAAGCCAACGATGCCTCCTTCTGCGTTTAATTCTTTGAGTGGTAAAATCTTGCCTTCAAATCTAGGTTTAGTGCTAGAGTATTCTCTAAAAGCATCTGGATCTATTTTTTGTAAAGCTGCTTCACGTCTTTGAATGTTTTCACCGTGATAACCTAGACGTTCTAATCTTTGCTTCGCTGAAGCCTCTTCAAAGAAACCACCTTGTCCTTTTGGATTTTTATATCTACCAAATGCATCTAAATCTTCTCCTAAAGTTTCTAATAGTTCTCCCGTTGTTTGATATTCTAATGCATCTTCTGGTCCTTGTTTAAGAATAGGCTGAACATTGTTACGTTCTAGCCATTTAAATATATCCTCGTTCTTTGGATCAAAGTTATCTAGTTTTTCAAATACATCATTACCAAAATGTTTTCTCCATATTCTAATTGGGTCTGGCGCAAAAAACTCACCACCACCGTAGTGGTGCGCACCCTTAACTAAATTTTTATAAATTTTTTCGTCAAGATTAATAATACCTTTTTCGTGTAGCCTTGGTAAAAAGAAACTACCGTAGCCTCTATAGTTTGCAGAATTAGGTCTGTCATATCCAGGTCCTTCATATAATCTTTTCATCTTTGCTCTGTGGTCACTGTCTTTTTTACTTTTTTCTAATTGTTTAGCAAAGGCTTCAATATCAAATTGATCTTCGACATCACCTTTGAAGAATGGATCTTCATAGTCTGCTCTACCTGAAGTTCTATTTATAGTTGCCTCATAAATTTTTTCTACTTCATCATCGGTTAAATTTTTATATTTACCTTGTCTTGCTATGACATTGTTCATTTCTTTCATAGCCGCAATACTTTCCATATTATAAATGCTTTCAGCAATCTCAGTAATTTTATCTTTTTGAGGTTTTAAAATACTTGCTAGTGTTTTATTTTCTGACAAGATACCTATCTCTAATTTTTGTTTTTCATCTTGGACTCTTCTTAAAACACCAAGATTGTATAATACGTTATCTCTAATCTCTGATGTAATTCTAATATCAGGGTTCTGTTTTAAAAAATTTATACTCTTCTCAAATGCTTTTTGTAAGTCACCGTAGTATTCGTTTATTTTTCTGTATCTCTCATCACGACCAATATTTTGTATTGCAAAAGGTTTGAATCTACTAGCGTCTGTTAACTTACTACTTAGTATCATATCTGCCCCTCTTTCTTCTTTCGTAAGTTTTCTACCTATAAAATTTATGCCAGCAGGTGTATTAGCGATACCACCTTTTGGTGTGGGCTCTCGCTCCATTAATTGTTTTAATAATTTTAATATTTCATCCATTAATAATACTCTCGTTTACGTTTAGCAGTTTGGCCATCTATATAGTCTTCTGGGTGTCCGATCAAACCGCCTTGTCTAAATCGCATGAGAGCCTGGGTCGTAGAGTCTACTAGGTCATCATGATCGCCATATGGAAAGGCAGCGCATTCCTCTATGACCTCCTCAGCAAATTTTTGCTCAGGGGCCCATATCATACCAGATTCAAGTAAAGGTGCAACAGCATTAACTCTGGCGTGCTTGTCGTTTCCTTTTGACGGTGTGAAGTTAGTTACTGGTATGTCCATCTTTCTTAGCTCGTATGTAAGTGGCAGACCCGATGCTTTTGCCTCAACTATAACTGTTTCAGGTTTCCAATAATCATATTGTTCGAGGGCCTTACGCCGTAGCTCTGGGAACTCGAACCTGCCTTTGATAGCATCAAGAAGTATAAGGTTAGCCCCTTCATCTTCACTAGGATACCAGATACCCCATGTAGTGATAGCTGAATAGTCTGATGTTTCTTTTTTTGTAAACGCTGTGTCGTAAGATTGTATGACGTGGTACACCGTTGGTATTTCTTCTTTGGTATATGTTCGCCACCATTCTCGTTTTAATATTGCACCTTCTTCAGAAGTTGGTTGTTGCATCCACTGTGCATTCCATTTAGCAACGGGTAAAGTTGCTTTTACTTTCTCTAATTCATCTTGCTTCCAATACTCAGGCCATACTGGTCCGTGGTCCATGAGCGCTGGAAATTCGACCACGTGCCACTGATCAGCTTTAACTTCGCTT